CTTGATCAGAAAACGAACCGATGTGTCGAAAGTCACATTCAAATTCAATTTCAAAATCAAAATCCAAGGCTTGCCTGCAACGTAGGAAAGGATTTAGTTTGGGTAACCGACTTTATCCAATCCAAAACGTTGCGAGATGGCTCGATTGTCAGCTCGTTGGGCGGGCCTTAGGGGGGCCCTATGTCCTCTTGGGTCAGGAGGATCAGCCTTTATCGAAGGAGGAATTTATTCAAAGATTCCTCCCTTGGACCAAGAATCTCGATGGTAAAGAGATTCGATGGGTGGCTGTTTCAGTGATCTCGTTTCTACGTGATTACTGTCGCACCCTTTCCCTTGCATTTCCGAGCATGAAGTGCAAGTTGTCCAATTTGACGGTACCATCAGAGGATTTGAGTAGTCTTATTAAAACACTTAAATCTTTCTGCCTGTCACCGATTTCTAAACTCCTAGATCAAGGAGGCGCCACTTGGCACTTACCTTTCTCGGGGAGTCCCCGACGTTACTTGAAACGTATCTTAGGACAGAGAATTACAACGAAGAAATTACTTTTCGTTAACTCTGTTCTACAATTAAAGAGAGTCTGCGCTAAAGTTCCTGAATCCTTTATCACTGAGAGTCTTCTGACTCACCGTGGTAGGATCCTTCAGGACCGACGCCAACCTCTTTGGTTTATAGATCTTGTTTCACGTTATGCCGGGTTTTTGACAGCGGGTTTCCACTGGAATATTAGGCCTCACACGGAAGTCAATGATTACTCATTGAGTTCTTGTGTCGAGAGTCCGAGATCCCAGGGTGGAAACTATGGTTATTTTGAAATCAGGAACGAAGATGGATTCATGAGGCCGGTTGTACGGAAGGTCAAACGAGATCATGATGTTGTTAATATCATGCATTCCCGTATGTCTATACGTGCAATCGAGCTTGAATCACTTATTCCGATGAAACCACATCGTGAAGCGCATGCAATCCCTGAACCTTTAAAAGTTCGAGTTATTACTTCGCATCATGCAGCTGAATCTCCACTTTGGTCATCCTTCCAGAAAGAGATGACTAAATACCTTTCAAGAAACAAGCGTTTCTTGTTTGGAAAGGAGGTTTCTGTGTCGGATTTCATCCTTATCCCGGAAAAGCTAGATCAAATGGAAAGATATTATCAAGAGCCTTGTCTCATCATCTCAGATGATGCGGACGCAGCTACTGATTCTTTCGATCCACTTTTGACTCAAGTTATTTCCTTGGATATGGTTCCTGAATGGTTAATCCCTTGTTGGCTCAGGACTTTGAGAGGTGAGATTCATTATCCGAAACTCGGTGATGAATTTACCACTTCCCAGAGAACTTCCCAACTTATGGGGGATCGACGCTCTTTCGTCCTTCTTAACATTGTACATTACGCAGCGAAGATGGCATTCCTTGCAGAGCATGGAGTTCCAAAGTACCTGCGAACATTCTTTGTTAATGGGGACGACGGGGTTATTCTATTGCCTCAATCTCTTATTGAACCGTACTTCTCTTTTATGACGAATTTATGGGGGATGAATCGATTGAAAACTTATATCCATTCGGATATATTTTCTTTTAATTCTACCCTATTTACTTGTCAGAGAGGAGTCGTCAGGAGGTTACCAATCATTCGCTGGAGTCTAATCGCAGGGACCGATAAATACGGCAACTACGGTAAGAATCCTACAGTCTGGAATTACATCAGAGATGAAATTCTCGACTGGTTTCCAAGTTTTGAAGAACCCTTACTTGGGTACTTCATTTCTTCCAAACACTGGAGAAAAACTCTCCAATATTTGGATAAACGAGGAAATGGGAATAATTGGTTTCTCCCGAAATCAGTGGGAGGTTACGGCCTTAGAAATTCAAAGAACGTCAGATTAACTCCTAGGCAGCAAGCGGGAGTTGACTTAGTTATGCGTTCAATTGGTAAAGAATCAAATCTATCAATTCGAACGCGTGAAGTCAGAATTAAAGAGAAGAAGAATAAAGATTTTATTCGACCTTTTTCCTCGATTCGATTTCACAATAAGTATGTCAGCTTCCACAAGACTAAGCAACGGAGTCTGGACACTTGCACGAAAGTTCCGTGCATTGGGACAAAACTGCTTGTTGGCAGTCTTCCAAACTTTTTCGTTACTCCTAGGGAGTTTCCCCAACAGTTGTGGGACTTAAAGGAAACTTCGAACACTATTCCTTGGTTAGTGTCGCTCTGCGATCCTTCCTTTTGAGTAGTTACCGA